TGGTATTGGAATCAATATGATAATACTACTACACTTAAACAAACTATTACTGGTTCTGATGGTTCTGTCTCTACTCAACAAAGAGTTATACAAGATACAGGATGTGGAAGTATTAACTGTGGGTCTTTTACCAACTACACAGACACGCATATACAAGGTACGAACACACAAACAGATTTTGATATAGAAGTATCAATAACAAATACTAATAATAGAACTGGTCATTGGGGGCCAGATATAGATAATGTAACACTAGGTTTAAGTTATACTTATATTAACCCATTACCAGAAGATACACAAGATATTGTAGAAGATATTGATACAGATATCGTTGATATTATAGAAGATATTCCAGAAGATTTTGATTGGGATACTGATGATTTATATTTTGATAATACATATACTTGGGAAGAAGATATGTATTTTGAAGAAGAATATGTCATGGATGAAGACATATACTTTGAAGAATTTGAAATGGAAGAATTTGACATGGTAGAGTTTGAAGAACTACCAATGTTTGAAGAGTTTGAAGTTTTTGAAGAAATGCCTATGATTGAAGAGGTATTTTTTGAAGAGGATTATATGATGGAGCCTCCACCAATGATAATGGAGGAAATATTTACAGAAGAATTTGAGGAGGATTTTACTGAATTTTTAGAAGAGACTGGCATGGAAGAAGAATTCATGGAGTTTTTAGAAGATGAAGGCATAACAGCCGAAGAATTTTTCGAAGAGATAACCGAGGAGGAGTTTAATGATGAACCTACTGCGGAATCTTTTGAAGAGTTTGAGGAAGAGTTTGAAGAAATCGAAACAGTTGAAGAAAGCCCACCAGAGATTATTGAAACTGAGGAAGAAACAGTGGAGCTTGAATCAGAATCAGAAATAGTAGAGGAAGAAGAAGTAGCCAAAAATGAATCAACAGAAGAAACAGAGCCACAAGAAGACGAATCCAGTAGCGAAAGCACTGAGGAGTCCGAAGTACAATCAGAAGATAGTGAAAAGCAAGATGATGTACAATCGGAAGGAAGAGAAGAAGTGGACACCAATGACAGGGTTACTGCAGATGTTGCAAAGATAGAGAGCAAATTTAAAAAGAATTTAAAAAAGATAGCTAAACAAATAGCAAAAGTAACAAAACAAACAACTCAAAACTTAACAAAAGAGGATTTATTTTTTAAGAATAATACATTAGACGCCTATAATAAAATACAATTTTATAAATCAAAAGATATATATAAAGATACAAGTTTAGATTTATTTAATAACCAAATAGATTTAGGCGTCTATGATAAAGAAATTTATGGTGAGATAACTCTTGCAAGTTATTCACAAAACGACCCAGTAGAAGTACATAGAGTACAACTACTAGAAGCAAAACAAAAAACTAATAGATTAAAATTAGAATTGGAGGCTATGAAGAATGAAAATAATTGAAAAACTTAGTACCTATGCGGCACTCTTAGGAGTAATTGGGGCTATTGGTGGTGGCTTTTACACATGGGGCCAGTTTAATTCAAGGCTTGATGCAATTGAAGGCACACCTCCAGTTAATTTAAAACCATTACATGAAAAGGATAAAGCATTAGAAAAACAATTTGATGAAGTATTATTATATGCTAATGAATACAAAGTAGATTTAATAGATAGAATTAAAAAGGTTGATGATAAAATACAACCTGTAGATTTAACTCTTGTATTTAAAGAGATAGGAAAAATAAGAGAACAAATTGCTATGATTGACATACCAGAAGATGTAGATTTAAAACCTATATCAAAAGAACTTAAAAGATTAAGTGAAGAAATGGTTAGAGTATTATCAAATTTATCAAAAATTAATCTTGTACCACTTGAAGAAAGTATAAAAATAATAGAAAATACTATGGCAGAAATAAGTAAAAAACTAGCTATTGTATCTAAAGAAAATGAAGTACAAGATGCTGAGATAGAAGAAATTAAACTTAAATCTAATAACCCTTTGGCTAATTAATGGTAGCTGTAGATAAACCAAAATCCTTAATGGCAGTAAATTCTCTTGAAGAAAATCCTAAAAAATTTATGGAACAAGAAGAACAAGCATACAAAAAAAGAATGCTTAATTTACCTGCAGGAAATGTAATGGATTATTATAAAGCATTGAGAGGAGAAGGTGGTGATGGTGAATTTAAATCTCAATCAGAAGTTAAAGGTCATGATTTAAGAAATGCTATAAAAGGTTTAAATTTTTATAGTTTAAGTTTTCAAGAATTAAATGATGCCTTTGGAATGGCAACACAATCATATAAAAAAACACTATTATTGGAGGAAGAATAGAATGGCACTACCAACAACAACACAATTAAGTAATCAAATGATGAATGAAACAGTACGTGATATACCTACAAGTGCAATGGATGGTAATGTAACAAGACCTATGATTATAAAAGATTTAATATCTGCAATGAAAGATGTTAATTTTAGCCAGCTTGTAGAGGAATACGGGAGTATGGCAGGATTACCAAGAGAAGATGCCACCCCAATGACTAAATCTTTAATGGAAAAAAGTCCTAAAGCACCTGATACACCATTAAAACAATCAGGAGAAAAAACAGAAACAAACGTAGCGGCTTCAGAACAATTTGTGGCTGATGACGTAGAGGTTCCTACACCTATGTCAGATGCTATGGCATCAAATACTTTAGCCCCAACAGGCTCAATAGTAGAACAGAATAGTGGGTTAATGACACAATCAAATGGTCTTCAACAGACCACTTAATTGTTCATCAAAATAGTAGGAATCAGATTTGCAATGATTGACAATTGCACAAATAAGATGTGCATAATAATCATCACTAAGTTTATTTAAAACTTCATTTGTTGGTAATGACTCATGACGAGTTATTAAATTACCTTCATTATTAATTGACACTGTAGTACTAAAGAGGATGGCCTCATCCCTTTTAGGACTTGGTGTCATTTTTTTTGCCCTCATCTTGCACAAAACTTGGATTTATTTTTGGGTCAAGTTTAGGTAACTGCATTAAAACAGCTATTGCCGGTGCAACTTCTTGATAGGGTTTTGTATATAAATATTTTAACAAAACAGACCTATTAGCTTCTGTTAAAATATAGTTATTTATTTCTTTCTCCATTTTATTTCTCCTGCTATGGCACTATATGCAGACATATCAATGTAAGTATCTTTGCTAACAGCTCCAAGTTTTGTTCTTGCAACTTTTAATAAAGCCATCATAATAGCTACATCATGTGCTTCAATTTTTACATCTAAGTATGCTGACCATAACTTAGCAATATTATTATGGTTCTCTACCTTGTCTCCATAATCCTTTTCTCTATCTGTTCCAACTAATCTGGTAGCCTCAGATAAAATATCTTTTGTTATCATTTCTTTTTTGCCTTTTTAAATTTTCTACCTACTACAAAGACAATGCTATTAATACAAGTGTTAATTGTCACCATAATTAAAATCCACCATTGCCAAAATTCTACACTCATTAAAATTCAACACTCACATTAAATGATATACTTCTTCTTATACCTTTACCTCTAAATGGGTATACTTGATGTAATAACCAATTAGGAAAAACAAATAATTGACCAACATGAGGTTTTATAGGATACTTAGGGTCTATCCACATAGCAGGATTACCATATAAAAATTCAATCCAACCTGCACGCTCTCTCTCCTCATCTTTCTCTACAGATTCTGGCATCTTTAACCAACCTGCTGCAGATAATTGACCATAATGCATATGAGGTGGATTAAAATCCCCTGCAATAGAATTAACAAGCCAACTATTATGAAGTGCTACTTTTTTAATACCCCTTTCAGCAGCTTCATTGTCTTGCTCATCCCCCTGTTTTAATTTTGTTTTTACATATAAATTAATACAGGCACCCATCCAATTAAATAAAGAGGGCAAATGCTCATTAGGTTTTTCTTGCCATATATGTTCTTCAATTTTATGCTCTTGTTTAACATTGCCTACAAGATTGTCTGACCAATCTAATTGTTTAGATTTTTTATCACTTGCAGATATCTTATCCCCATATTTATTTAATAAATTAATATAGGGTTGTGGAATTTGAAACTCCATTAATATTGGACTAAAAGGTGCATGAAGTGTACCCTTTAATTTGTAGTCTTTATAACTATTTTCCATAAGTATTTTTTATCTCCTTCATATTAATTGTTTGTAAGTCATATTCTCCTTTTTCTACATTACGCTTTACTATTAAACCACTCCACCATAAATGCTGAGTTGATCGTGCAAATGACTCTCTATGATTAACATAACACCCTGCATTTAATCCTATAATTTTTTTACCATTATATTTTGATCTAATAGCAATATCTAATAGATGTGAATGCCCCACAGTTACTGATTGATAGTTTTTCTTTAATAAATTAGAAGCTACAAAATCACCACTTATAGGTTTTCCCATAACTCCACTTGCTATATTATGACAATACAAAATGCCGTCAACTTCTACAGGCTCTTGGTATTCATAATAATCCCATCCATATTTTTCAAATTCAATATCATCAATTGATAATTTTCCATCAAGTTCTGGGTTATCTTGGACAAATCTTGTTATACGATCTTCGTGATTACCCCCTAGCATAACTAGTTCAGCCTTTTTATTACCATAGGCTTTTTTAAATTTATCCAATGCTTCTTGAGCATGTGATATTTCTTTATCATAACGCCTACCTTCAAAAGACTTTTTACCTCTATCATATGATGATAAAGAATCCATATTAACCCAATCTCCTAAACAAATTACGACATCGGGATTAAGTTCTTTTGCAAGTTTACCTGCCCAGGTAAATCTATCATTTGACACTCCCACTTTAGAATGAGGGTCTGGTATAATTAAATGTGTACTCATTAGTTAAGTTTCCTTTTTTTATTTTGTAGTATATCAGTCATGTTGACTATATCTGTTCCAGGGGGGTGTGTTATAGCATCAATGCCTTCATCATATATTAAATCAGGTCTGTCTAATGCCATTTTAACCATCCCATGTGCAATTGTTAAAGCCACCATATAATTATGTGTAGCCGGTGGATTATCTTTTTCTAATACAACACATGCAAACCCATCGTCAGCAGGGTGTATAGCAATAGTTATAAAGTTTAGTTTGTCTAAGCCATCTTCCATTTATTTTCCTATTTGTTTAAAAAAATGCATAGCATCAACAATTACTAAAGGTTGAAATTGATTCATTTTAATTACAGCAATAGGAACTTGATTATCCTTTGCGTTATGTTGAGACTGATCCATAATATTATATATACTTTTAAATGTCTGCTTATTCTTACACTCAATAGCATACGGGATTAATGTTTGTGCTTTTCTGGATAGTTTAATATCTACTCCTTTTTCACCCATAATAGCACAATAAACATCATCTTCGGTTAAATTTTTAAAAATAGAAAGAAGGGTATCTCGTACCCAGTTTTGTAATCTCCTTCCTTTAGCCTTTCTACTTCTAATTTTCATCTTCTACTCTTGGATTTTTAACATCAGTATACCAATACCATTTTGGATTCATTGCTTTTGATTGTTGTTGTGGAAGATACTGTAAACTTTCTCCCCAACAAGCCTTTTTATAAGGGCAAAAACCACAAGTAGTTCCTAGTATTCTATTTCCTGTAGGTTTTTTATTAAAAAATTCTTCAGAATCAGTAAAACAACGTTTAAATTCATCATTATTTTTTAAAGCTTTAATATTATCCTCTGCCATTTGAATGGCATTTTTATTATATTCACCATCAGCTATAGGTGTTTCAGTTAGACACCATTCTCCTGTTGATTTATTAATAACAATCCAACCACCAAAATCACACCCTTCAGCATTAGAATATAGATAACCTTGTGTGACATATCCAAAGTCATCCTTTTTTGCTATGGTATCAAACCCACCCTTTTCTCCAAATTTATATTCGAAAGATAAAGGTGATGCACTTTTAATATCCCATACTCTCCCTTCTATTTTAACATCATATGAACCATTAATAGAATCCCCATTAAATTTATGGGTAACTTTTTTTTGTTTTGATTCAATCTTAATACCTGCTGATTGCATAATGGCAATTGCAGCGGCTTCAATTAAATCTCCAAATAAATTACGCATCTTTGCGTTATATGGCATTGGCTCTCGTTCAGCACCATTACGCTCCATTTGTAATTGACATAAAGGTCTTCCAATTGATGACATTCTAACTCTAAATTTATCTTCTCGAGTATCAGTAAATTGTTTTTTAAAAGCCTCTTTACAAGCTTCACCAAATTCATCAATTATAGTACTTGATATAGGAACAGAGGCTTTATTAGCCTCTGTTAAAAATAATTGTACTCGATGTAATATAGTAGAGGACACTATGATGCCAATATAGTTTCAGGATTTGAATCTACAGTTTCAATATTTTCATCTGTAATATCCTTCATAACCTTAGAAGTTTCCTCATCCTTATTAGCCTTCTTATTAGCGTCTTGCCATAATTCAGAAACACGTTTATTTTCTTCTGTAATTAATTCATTGAACATTTCCATGGTCTCTAAATCTTTTTTAGAAAAATCTGTTTCCTTTTTATCAACAGCAATTGACGCCACATAATAAACATTACTTCCACTTTTTTTACGCTTAGATGTAAGATTTAAAATATGATTAAACATTAAACTATTCCTACCCTTAAGGCTTTTTAATGATTCACCAATTGGTTTAAAGTTACTCCCTGTTACACGCCATAATATAGGCATATTTTCTATAGAAGTAGCCTCTCCATCAGCCTTTGTACATTTCATAGATAGCAATCCATATACTAAACGATAGCATTTAATATTACGTTGTGCATCTATTTCAGCTTGTGATAACTTATCTTTATCCTTACCAATAACTTTACCACATCTAAGACCACCATTAGTATCTATTGGTTCATCTTTCCATGATTTAAAAATTACTGATGTTGAAGAATAGTTATTATTATCAGCATCATATTCCATATACTGATATGCGTTAATGAATGGCCTAAAATGAACTGCTTCATCTTTTAAGCTATAGACTTTTGCCTCTGATTCTGGATCATAAATTGTATAAACACCAGGACGCAAAGCATTTCCATCATCATCCTCTGCAGCTCTGTTTATTGACAATCTAGGTAAAGTACCTGACCCCATTTGTGACCCATCATCTTGACCAGTCAATTTCATTATCTCCTCTTTACTAAGAGAATCAAATGCTTGTAGTTCGTTTGCCATAATATATCTCCTTATGGTTAATTGTTTAAGTTATAATAGCGAATTTATTAAATTTGTCAAGCATATAATTGTGTATCCAACCAATTAGAGCCTACCTTTAATTCAACATCTAGGGGAACATTGAAATCAATACCATAAATATCTTTCATTGCATTAATAACACCTAAACAACCATTGTTTAAGCAGGAAGCGACTAGCTTTTCCTCGCCAGGAAAAACATCAGCAACAATAGAATCATGAACAGTATTAATTAGTAGGCTCTTGGTTTTGTTCTCATCAAGCAATTTTTGTATTAAAATACAAGCTAATGGAACAATATCAGCAGTAGCAAATCCCTGAACTGGATAATTTTTTATCTGTGTTGAGAAACTTGAACCACCCCATGGCATGCGTTCTGCTTTTGGGAAAGCATATTGTCTACCCGTAGGTAGTGTCACGACTTTTTGTCGTATGGCTTCATCCTGCAGCTTTTCATGCCAAACTTTTATATCAGGATACTTCTCCAGAAATGCTTTGTAATATCTTTTTTCTGATTCTGTACCTGATATACCCCCGTACAATGGCTTAAAGGTATGCCCTTTAGCTTCTTGTCGGGAAACTCCAATTGTATCAGCAGTAAATTGATGGACATCAAATCCATTTTTTATATCCTCTATACCTTGTTTATCTTGGGCTAAAAATACTGCTGTTCTAAATTCTAATTGTGCAAAATCTATTTCCATTATTTTACCATTTTCAAATCGTGAATTAATAACTTTACGAATAGGAAATGTTTTACCACGAGGTTGATTTTGAAAGTTAGGGTCTCTACTTGATAATCTCCCTGTTGCAGTTACGCACTGCATAAATTGGGGATAAAGAAAATTTTTATCTGTCTTATGTTTTTTAATACCATCAACAAATGTTTTTAAATATGTATCAAGTGCTGTATACCTGCTAATTTTTTCAACAAACTTTTTTAATTCATCATTTCCTTTTGAAGCAACTTTTATTAAAGTAAACTTATCTGTTTTAAATCCACCATCTGAAATATCACGAACACTTAATGATAAAAAATTACCACCAAAACCTGCTCTTGTTTCTAATTGTTCATAAATAAAACCATCGCCCTCGCAATTAAAACATTTTTGTAAATGTAGATAAGGGTCTCCATTAACTTTAAATTTTTGAACTTTACCCTTTCCGTCACAAGAAGTACATTGTTGTGCTTTTGTTCTATACAAAGGTGTTAAATATTTTTTACATATTTGTTTTACTTGGTGCTTAGTAAACTGAGGTCTTTTCTTTTGTTTTTTAGTGTATTTATCAATACCTAAATTAAATGTAAACTTCCACGATCTTTTATCATGTACTTTCATACCATAAATTAACCATGATAACTGCTCTGGGCTAGCAGGATTTATCTTAGTATCCCCCATTTTTTCGTATATTTCCTCATCAATTTCTATTCTTAATTTATCAAATTCATTTTGAAAATCTGTTTCAACTTTTTCTAAAGCTGTTGCATCAATATGAATGCCATTATTTTCCATCTTAGCAAGTATAACTAAAAATTCACACATCATTTTTACAGTTTTTAATAGTCCATTATTCTTTTTCTTTTTGAAATGTAACATTTGTGCATCAAATAAAGACCTAGTAGCTTTAATATCAAATCGACCATATTCATCTAGTTCAAACATAGGTACATTTTCAAAAGATATATTCATATCTAAATATTTATCCATTAAATCTGACTTTTGAACAACACCATATCTTTCACAACAATGTTTTAATTTTAAACTTATACCAACACCTCGTTGTAATAAATATTCTCCTACCATTGTATCATAAACACGACCTTCATACTTAAATCCAGATTCCCATAACCAAATTAAATCAAATTTTATATTATGACCAACTAATAAGGTTGTTTTATCTAAAATGTCTTGTACTTTTTTTCTATCAGGTACACCTTTAAATTCACGATGTTTAAAAAATAAATACTCATCATTTAAACCCATACAAATTAAAAAATTATTAGGATTTTTAGATGATGGGTCTTTTTTACCATCAATAACTTGAAAACTTGTTTCTACATCAAATGTAGTAATCATTCTGCATACCTCGATAATTCTGGGATAATAATACATGGAATCATACCATGCCACCCGGTTATTTTATTTTTACTTACAGCTAAACTTCTTAATTCCTTATCTGTATCTAATTTATTTCTAAATCCTACACCAATAATCACATCTGCCTCTGCTGCTTTTCCTGTTTTACTATTTTCCATCATATCAAATGTTATGTCAAGTTTACCTGATGCATCAGCACTTGCTTGTGATATAGCAATAACACAACAGTTTCTTCTTTTAGCAATTTCTCTAGCACCTGTATAAATAGCACGAAGTCTTTCATCTGTACGAGAAAAATTTCCTGACACATAAACTTTATCTAGCTGGTCAATTATAACAACATCTGGTTTTTCTTTTGCTACAAAAGAATCAACTTGTTCTAAACTCCAATCAACAGTATCAAGTATTTTGATATTATTACTTATCTCTGACCATTTTTCTTTAGCCTTTTTTGTATCTTCCCTTATTTCCTCAAATGTCATACCTGTATGGGCATTAATTAGTCTCATTTGAGTCCTAATTGCAGGCTCTTCATTGATTAACGCACATATTTTAGCACCTTGAGAGGCAAATCCGTCAATTCCTGATACTAAATTTACCCAGAAAGCTGTCTTACCACTCTCTGGTCTAGCAAATATGACCAAAAGATTACCTTCTCCTACACCATTTACTTTTTCTTTTAATGGGTGTAAATTAAATTTCCACTTTGTATTATCTTTTAAAGAATCAATTAAATTTGTAATATCAGATGTAACATAATCATATTGTTGTTTATCTGTTTCATTTGATTGATCAATAAATGATTGAATAGATGATAAATCCTGATCTTTTCCATTATAAATTTCTGTAGCAGCAACAGCAATTTGTTGTGCAATATTTCTTTTGTGCATAGCTTTTAAAATATTACCTGCTATTTTTTTATTTGGAATTTCTTGTTCTTTTATTTCATTTATTAAACTAGAAAAGTTTTCTTTTGCTGTTCGTGTTAATGCAGGATTATATACTTCTGTATGTAATGTGGATACTTCTTCTAAAGATAAATCTTTTTCTGAATCATCATGTGCACGAGAGATAGTTTCATATAAATTTCCTGTACCATTCGTAAACATTTCTTTTGTTACACGACCTTTATTTTCTTCATAAAAATCTTTTTTTAATAATAAATTAATTAGTTCTTTTTCAATCATATCGCCCTTAATTGTTTTAATATTTCTTTTACTCTTTTTGTTTTTGTTTTGTTTTTCCAATGATTAATATAAAACTTTATAGTCTTTTTGTCAAGTCTACATGGTGATGTAGAAAGTGGCCATGTTTTTAAATAAGCCAAATAGGCTCTACAATTCATCATATACATTGGTATTTCTTTTCTTTTTACTTTTAATTTTTTATACTCCCCTGTTGTTGCATGAATACAATGAAAATACTTTTGTTTTTCCATCACAAACCAGGGGTATGTCCCACAATCAACTAACTTCCACATTATTTTACCAATGAATAATCATTTCCTGTTTGCCAATACCCTGTACTTTTACAAGGAGTGCATAACCTATTATGAATACCCTCACTTTGAAAATTTTGCTCACAAAATAGGCATTTTCTAACTGTATAAGATTTTTTAATTTTTCTATCATGTACTGCACCTCGTCTAAAATATTGGTCACGAGGTCTGCAATTTTTTTTAAACTTTTTTAGCATTTTTTTTACTCTCCCTTAACATTGTAACCCATATATCTTCAAAATTATTTATACTTTTTTTTATATTTATTTTTGTCTTTGCTTTTTCTTTTAAATTATTATACATAAAATCAGTAAGTAAGTCAACAAATTGTTCTTGAAACATTTTTTTACTCATCACATTTCTCCTTATCATCTACCTTACTACAATAAAACTCTCTAGCTTTACTTTGTTTCTTCTTTTTGTTTTCTAATATTTTCTTTTTCTTTTCTGGATTAGGGTCATCCTCTAAAATTATGTCAACAGCTTTGGCTGTTTCTTTTGCTACCATTAAAGCACAACCCATACAAGTAGAGAGTAATATTAATAATAATATGACAAAAAATCTATACATGCACCCACCAATCAGGGGCAGATACACCCCGTTCCCATTTAGCAAAATAGGCTTTAGCACCTTGATAATATTTTCTGTATGCAGTTACATAATCTTTATCTTTGTATTCATCTGGCATACATTGTGGTGGTGTTGTTATCTTCCCTTCTGGTATATGTGCGTCAAGTTCAAAGTCAAGTATATTTTGAATAACTTTAAAAGATTTATGTTTTTTTTTAAATCTATATTTATACTCATTGTTAATCCACATAGCATTTTCTAATGCCCAATTAAAATTATCTTTTGTTGTGCCTACCCATATAGTCATAGGGTGTTTAGGATAAGCTGATTTGTATATTGGTTCTGCTAATGGTGTACTATTTGTTTCTTCTTCGTACTTTCTAACAGCAGTCGATAACATTTGTGCTGATTCTAATAACATTTTAGGTATATGTTTATCACATAAATATTTTGCCGATAAACTTGGTGTCTTGTCTAAAAAAAATATGTTCATTTTCTTTTCCTTATATTTGTTAGTGCAATTTGTTTTACCATATCTTGAACCTCTTTGTCAAATAAAAGAAGTTCAAGAAAATATTTTTTTATTAATTTTTTAATCATTTTGTAATGCTCTTATTATACTCATTCCAATAATATATGTCAATTGTGGTACAACTGCATTTCCTAACGATTTAATTCTGTCCACCCTATCGGAAATCCCATGAGCCACTCTACCCACGTTGGGTTCAACTGACCAGTTGTCTCTGGGGTTGAAGTCTCCAATAGTCCCACTGTATGAGGCAATTGCATCTGCTTCTTCTGTTCCTTTCTGTTCAAAGCATTCTTCGGGTGATGTTTGTGGTCTTGATGCTGTGGAGTTGGCCACATCGTTTCTGTATGATTCACTGCATCTCTCAGTTTCACTCCATGTCTCTCTCCCTTCTTGTTCTCCCGGTAGAATCCTTGTTTCTCCCCCACTTGAACATCCTTGGCTATTCCACCCTCTATGTCCGAAGCTGTTGGAGTTGGCCACATTCTCACTTCTTGAGAGAGGGGGGGTTTCTGCCCACCTGATTTGTTCTTCTTTCTGGGTTTCGTTATATTGTTCGAGTCGAAGGTTGTCGGTGTCGACCATAGCGATAATGAAGACTCGGTAACGCCTGTGTGGGGCGTTGACGCTGCAAGCTGGTAAAACAACAGGTTGTACTTTGTAACCTTCGCTTTCCAAGTCAGAGACACATTGTCCGAGTGCCATCTGTGTGTTAATAATGCCTGACACGTTTTCTCCAATAACGATGGATGGTCTTGCCTCTTTAATAATTCTAAACATTTCGGGCCAGAGATGCCTTTCATCTTCTTTACCTTTTCTTTTTCCGGCAACTGAAAAAGGTTGGCAAGGAAATCCTCCGACAAGAACATCTGTTTCGATTTCTTTTCCATTAATATCCTTTACATTTGGTATAATTGGCACATTTGGCCAATGCTTTTTTAGTATTTTTTGACAGAATGGGTCTATTTCTGAAAACAGGGTTGTCTTGAAATACCCTGTAGCTTCCAGACCTAAATCTATTCCACCAATTCCTGAAAATAGTGATGTAACTTTTAACATACATTAAACATTTCCTTTATTTTGTTTTCGTTATAATACTTAAGATCATCCTCAAGTATCTTAACTTCATTATCTATATAATATGATAATTTATTGGCTATGTCAAATGACTTGGTTGTTGCATCCCTATCAAGAGCAACAATAATTTTCTTGAACTTTTTTTGTAAAATAGGAATATAACTATCAGGTAAACTTGTACCCATCAAGGCTATACCTGCATATACACCTGAAACTGCACAAGCACTGGCACAATCTTCTACAAGAACGCCTACTTTTCCTTCTCCACAAATAAAAGGATACGACTTCTCACCATAAATATACCATTTAGGATATATTTGAGAGTTTAGCCCTCTCCCTATTGCACCGATTACTTTTTCTTTTTCTTTTATAAGAAAAACAATTCTATGCTGCTTAACATCATACATAAAACTTGCCTTTGCTTTTTCTTTTGCTTGTAAACAATTATTTTTTTCTAAATATTCTTGACATTTTTTTTCTGATAATATGGACACAAAGCTTTTAGGAATAGTAAAAGGTTTAGCAGTTTCTTTTTTTTGTTTCACTACGGTCTCATATACCTGTTCCATAGACATTTTCCCCACATGTTTTCCTTTAGCTTTGCATGATGCATGAAAACAATACCACATTAAATTAGAACTTTCTCTTCTAATAACTAATGTATTGGTATGATTACAAAATGGGCAATCTATTCTAGTATCTAATTCCCCTGAAGGAATTATAGAATTAATAATTGTATATTGTTGATTGAAATTCATAAGGACATTATAGTTTAATTAAAAAAAAAGTCAAGGGCGTACGAAAGGGACGCCCCTGACATTATGGAGTAGCGAGGTACTACTACTACTTTAGCAAACAAGTCCGACTTACCGCCATATGTACAGCTTTGGTTAGGGCGTTTCTTTTTTGCTACGCTTACAACTAACTGTTTTGCTACGAAGGATAAACAGCAATCCGTTGGATTCAAGCCATTAACATAGTTGTAAAACTCTTAAACTTACGCTAGTACCAAAGGGTTTCTGGAATCTGTCTAGAACTCTTACAACAGCCAACCCCATTAAGTGTCTCAGCTATGTGGTCACACTCCCACTTAACACAAGTCAATCACCGACAGGTTTGGTACTAACCTAAATTTGGGTAGTTTTATCTGCCTACGATTTCTCGCACTTCAATGGCACTACCCAAGCCAGTTAGTGAGGGGGTGCAAACCCAAAGTTTATTCCTCCCCTGCTAGTCGTGAACAAGATTCTATAGAAATCTTGAACTGTCGGAATAACACCTATATGCACTTTGTTGTCACGGTAACCCCTCATTTTTTCTAGCGTCTGTCCATTTCTGGATTATGGAAGCCTATATTTTCAAGGTTCTCCTCAGCTAGAATATCCCACAGTTAAGTGGAATCCTTTTCATCTATATATACAACAAAGCTATCAGCATCTTCAGGGGGACAAGAATGTCTATAACTTCCCTTTCCTCGCCAACGCCTTCTGTATGTATAGGTTCTTTTGTTTAAGTATTTTTTTACTAAACTCATGAAATGCAACCCCTCTTCATTAAGAGGGATTCCATAAAAAATATATCGTGGATTATCAACACCATTATATTTTCGTACTGCTCTATCTTGGTGTTCTGTATCTACATCAAACGCACTCATCAAATTTTACACCTTTCTGAACAAACCAGACTCTACTCCATGTTTGCCCACCTTGTCCATTATCCATACACTTTTTTCCTACTTTCATTTTATAGGAAGAACAACTAGATAAAACAAGAATAAAAAGTAATAGTAATATAATTCTCATTATGCTACCATTTTCTTTTGGTTAGCCTTTTGACTTGCAGAATACTTTGAAGAATCAATTACAGGATTGCACAATGTAGGATTTACCCAATAAATATTCCTTGCTCGTTGGGCTAAGTATCTAGTAGGTGGTAATCCTTGCCTTGCTCTATCTATTTCTCTTCTCGCCATTTTAAGCCAATTAGATACATGAAGATGAATACCATAAAATTGTCTTGTTCGACCATTGCCTAAATCTTTTTGTATATTGAGATGATAAGCTGTTCCTGCCGAACCACTCTCATGAAATAAACTAGTAATTTCTTCAAAAGTAAAATCTATTTCTAATGGGTGTTCACTAGCATTGTATGAATAGGTGGAATTTTGATTCCACCCACCATTATCTGTAGTATCATATTCTCTTGAATACATTACACACCTGCACTTTCTTTAGGTGTCACAACAACAGCAACAGTATCGGCAAGTTTTCTTTCTGCCATATCCTGTTGTATTACACTTTGAGATACAGAAGATAAAGCCAAAGCTGTGCCTGTGCCTGTAATTTTATGCTTAACATTTTCAGCTTCTGACCATACATCAATGACTTGCTCAAGAGTTTTAGAAGAACGAATAAGTTCTGCATATGCCTTGAACTTTTCTTTCATCTGCTCATAGTGTTTGTGCCATTTTAGATGAATACCCTCAAGTTTATCCTGCCAAATCATAAGGACTTGGTATTCTTCTGGTGTGACTAAATGTGCTCGTTGATAACAAGAATAAGTAGAATTAGGCATAGTAAATTCAATAGATATATCATTATCTTCAAAGAATTTAGATTGATAAGTATCTATTTTATCTTTTATATCTCTAATTTCTTGATGATATGTTGTTGCCCTTTTACCATTGTAATCACAACCATTTTCTTCAACAAATTTGTATTTAACTACATCAATTCCATTTGCTACCATATCCTCATAATACAGGGCAATTAAATCATCTCGATTAAGATTACCTATTTCTTTTTTAGAAGAGCCATAACTATAATGACTACCATAACCACCACAAGCAAAGTTAGCATAGACAGACCTTTCTTTTCTAGACTCTCCACCCGTTTCTTCTTCTCTATCGGTAAACCAAAAACAAGATTCTTGATTAGTCAATTCATATTTTTTAAGGATATCTAATTCTTCCTTTGGATATAAATTGCCTATCTTATTTTTGACGATTTCTTTTATTTGTGGAATACAGGCAAGAAACTCCTGTATCTTTTTATTTTTTTCGTTAAGCCACTTACTTGGTGTCTTAGCAATTTGTTCCTGTGCGTAGGCATACAGTATTGGTCTACTCACAGTTTGATTTAACATTGTTTTAGGCATATAAGCCCCCTTTCGTTAATTATATTATAGACTAATCTTAACCTTATGTCAAATTAGCCGTATATTGTTGAACTAATTCTTCTACTTGTTCTGGTGTAAAAAATCGTTCCCAATCATTATAAGTTGTATTAACATATTTCATAACATTTTCTACAACTTCATCAAAATCTCTGCCTTGATATAACTTTGGCATTTCATTGTATATCTCATCAAAGATTTGTTCTTGCATATGTTCTGCATAGACTTCCCATCTTAAATCGCTCATACTACCTCACATATTTTAATGTTTGTGTTATTCCCAATCATAGAGACCTTCCCCTCCAATGCTACCATTATGTAGCATATCTTTTAATTCTGAATAGGAAATGTACTTATCCCATTCAATACCCCTTTTGTCTAATTGTTGTGTATCATCATAGTTATTCATTAAATAAACACGAGTAGGATAAAAAGCAACTAAAGTTTGTAATCCAAATTCATTATTATCAAATGCTTTTTGATGTTCTTCAAATGTTTTATAATGCCATTTATAAATACACCAAGCCTCTATCAATGGTTCTTTAGTATATTTAATCAATGGTTCTTCAGTATATTTACTATAATCTATCATTTGCTTTATCAATGTTTGTGATAACTAACATTCTTGACCTCCTTATTCCAACAGGCACGACAATCACGGCACTCATTATTTTGAAACCTAGCTGGGCAATCATGCCCAATAGCCTGTTTTTTATGATGTACAGTTGAAGTATAATCAAATGACTTCAATGGTTCTCCATCAATCATTGGGGCAGATACTCTTACCATAAGATTATCTGGAAACTCTTTGTATATTTTTAAATAATCTGATACAACTTTTACTTCTCTTGTTGGTAGCCAATGTTTTATTTTTTTTGTGTTTTGACATACCATAACTATTTTTTCTAGCATATGTATATCTGCTAAATCACCACTATCAAACCAACGAAAGTATCCAGACTTTTCTGAATACCTGTTAATCATAATAGACATAGCTTCGACAAATCGCTCATGTTTAAAAGCATGAAATCTTTTTTCTAATCCTGCTTGAACATTAGGAAATAAATAATTTCCTTTCATAGCATAACAACCATGACAAGTTGAGCCTTTTCTTTTTCTTAATTTACTCCCTGTCTTACATAATTTTGCAGGAGTATTATAAGTTGGGCAAGGCATTTTACTTGCCGTACCCAAACTAATAATAATTTCTTTTGCTTGTTTTAGTTTCATAATTTCTTACCGAATATTACAATAAAAAAAACTATAATAATAATTAATGTTATAACTGTTCCCATTTGACAAATCCTTAAATGTTGATATAATGAATTACCCCTCCGAAAGGGGGCCTTAGTATATAAATTTATAGGATTAGTTTTACTCTGGGTCAGTACCACCATAGGATATAGTAGAACAATCTATATCATCAGCATTAATAGCATTAACAGAATACCAAAAACTACCAAGAGATAAATGGTCAAATCTATATGAATACATTTCTATGAATTCATACAATGTCACTTTTAATGCAATTTTTTTTATACCTCGTATATCATCTACTTTTGTTTCAATATCTTTATTAAATTCTTTTTTTGATAAGCTCGTCATGTTATCTCCTATGTGTTAATTTTGTGTTAGGTATGTGTTAAGGGGACAGAATTATCCCCTTAAATTATGTAATAATATCAAATAGTTAAGCCTATGTCAAACAGCTTTGGACTCTTTCATTACTTCTGCATATGCAATTACATTTGCTTCAATTTCTGCAAAAGTAAATGAACGCAGATGTCTATGTTCAACATTAGTTTTTATTTCATGTAAAACCCAATCAGTAATATCAACTGATGAATCATCTGGGTCAAAATGTTTAGCAATGATATCGTCCATATCTTCATAATCATTTTCATTATCAATGATTCTTTGTTCTGCTCTTTCTTTTTGATTTAACATTAATACCTCCTTTCTATGTTATCAAATGGTTTATAAAATTCCCAAGCTAATCGTAATTGGGACTTTGTTGGTTTGCTATGTTTCCAAAATTTTCTATGAAAACTTTTTATTGTTTTGTTTTCATCAAAATTATTATATGCATATTCATCTAACAATCTTTCATTATATGTTTTACCTATTCCATTACTTGCAAGTGGGTGAAAAGGAAATGAATATTGATAACTTTTTTTCTTTTTTTTAAATATAGATACCTCCTTTCAATATTATATTATCGCATTTTTATAGCTCTATGTCAAATAAAAAACCCCCGAACTTGTCGGGGGCTTTCATTCTTATTAGGAGGAATAAGAAATTTTATTTCATCATATAAAATATTACAAATATACCAATCAAACAGCATACCATCATTACTAAAAATTCTGCTATCATGATATCATCATACATATTACACAAATAACAGACAAGAGAAATACCATTGTTAAAAAATAACAAGTATATTCAACCATAATATCCCATGAATGTTTATCTATATCATCTGGATATTTCTTCATGGCAACCTCTCAATCTCTATCTGTGGTTCATCAAATGGTTTTTCAGATATATCAACTGGCTTACATAAATATTTATCACGATTAACTCTAAAATAATATAATGTATCCATATTGATTTTACGAAAGCTATGTTTTTGCTTATCAAACACATGAAGATATTGAGTAGATTCACTCGTAGTTTCATGCCGTTTCATATTCTTAATCTTTCGCCACCTTTTCCACCTGTCGTCATAATATTTAACACGGGGTTTGAAGTCACACCTTATCACTCGCTTAGTCCCATCTGCCTTTATAAATTTAGCAACAATAGTTCTAGCACTAGACAATAAGATTTTTAAATCTTCAGCCGTGTACCTGCCGTCAATTAATGGTGTTGTCATGGTTTATAACAACCTCCTTTCTTTCTAAAGACTTTTTTGAATCATTTAAAATATTAAAGTATTCAGTCTTTGTCATTACGCCTTTATTAATTAGCTTTAATGCTAATTTATGAAGAATCTTTGGTACAATCTGACCAATAGTTTTCTCGGACATAAGTTTCCTTTCGTTTTAGTTTTTGTAAAGTTCCCCTTTACAATTATATTATCGCATTTTATAAGACCTATGTCAAACGACTGGACATTAAAAAACCCCCTATTTCTAGGGGGTTTCTCGTATTCTCCTTTCGATTTAGCTAATAACCCTTAACTTCATTATATGCGTCAATACCATTGAGCATACCCTCTTCCATAGCAATTTCATCTTCCCATTCTTTATCATAATATGGTTCAACTACCTTGCTAACATCAATTTTGCCCGTCCCATCACAAGACTTGCAATCGTCATACCAATAAGCAGTTTCACCATGACCATAATAAGCGTTTTCATCAAGGTATCTATGACTACCCTCGCCACGACAATCTCTGCATATTTCCCATTTATTCATACTTACTCCTCACTAGGCATATACTTGGCCCATTCTTCTTCAGTCACACCAGTCATTAAGAATTCTCGTTGGTCTGGTGTGAGGTGTGGCATAGCCTCTTGTATAGGTGTGCCACTATTCCACTTATCAAGCTGTTCCTGAGTAACTGGAATATCTCGTGTATGTTCCTTATCGGTGAACATACTAACCATTCTTATCATCATAAATCTGGGTGGCTTTCAACAGCCTGTTCAAAAGAATCCCAAGTTATATGATAACTAGGCATATGACTTAATGGTTCTATTACTTCTCCAAATGGATATTTAAAAACATCAATGCCAGAATAGTTAAAAGGTAGATTAAGTTCAATGGTGTTATCCAAATTTAAGAATAATCTACCCTCTTCAATTCTTTTGTCATCAACTGACCAAGTTATTTCTTGTCCATTCTTAAATATTATATCTTCATAATCTGGTTTAATAATAATATCATTATCATTAAATCTATACTTCTTCATATCTTTCAAGAAGTATTCGCCAAAATAATGTCCTGATAATCTTACAAGTATTTCTTGGCGTTCGAGCTGTTCTTCGTACATATCTCTTACATCATTAGAATCCATAATGTTTCCCTTTCTAATTATAAAATACCATTTCTAGGCAGCTATGTCAAACTCTTGACTTTGTAGCACTACGGTTTCACATTGCTTTTCTTTGAGAAACTACGGTATG